GTTGGTTTCATCAATCTCAAAAACTAAGTTACCCGACAACACAGCATTGTCCACTGCCATTCTCATAAAGCCATTCATCAAGCTTTGTGTATCTGACATGTTCTCTGCCAAACCTACCCCGAAGAAACTATAAGGATTGAGCTCATATGGAGCTGCAAAGTATGGTATCCTCTTCGGTGTAAAAGGATTTATAACCAAACGTATAATTTTATCATGGCACACCCAACAGTTTACCTGTAGTGTGTCTGCTTCTGAAAGTTCTTCTGGTATGTCTAGCCCAGCTTGTTCTGCAAGATGGCTGTCTATATTACCCCAGAACTCTAATACTTCGTATCTGTCTATATCATATGAGTTTCTATAATCTTCTAGGTCTGTCTCCCACCACTTACGTGTATAATTTGTACCTGCGTCTATACACTCTTCTATTTTATCTTCCTTGAAGTATGGGCGTTTCTTAAGTCCTCGTAAGTCAGATGCACTCATTCTGTGACGTTGTATAACGTACTCACACTCATCCATGTTCTTTCCATCAGAGTCTGGATAAAAGTTCCATATAGATACATTCTCTACTCTAGGCACAGTTTTTAGCACTGGGTCGTAGTCACCATCTTCATTCCAGTTTGCATATTCTTTTTCTAACGCAAACGGACCTTTTAGTATTCCTGTACCAAATAATGCCATCTCAAAAGCTGTGCTACGCAAATGACGAGAAGCGCTTGACTCTTCTAGTTGGTCAAGTATCTTCTTCTCCATTCTCTTTGCAGCTTCTTTTGCAGGATGAAATGTTTGTGATGTTGGTGTTTTACCATAGCCTGACTTAAGCATACTCTCTACAGGCTCTAGCTTTTCTTGTAGTGCTCCTAGCTCTAGGCTATCCTGTGTTGCACCCGGCGGTAAATCTTTCCCGTCACCGGGAAAACCAAACACGTTAGGTGCTTTCTTAAGCATCTGTTCTGGTGCTTTAGGGTCAAAGTTTACTGCTTCTTCTACGCCCTCTGGTATTCTTGTAGAATCAACTCCAAGAGGAAACCTCTGTCCTGCAAATAGAACATCTGTTATCTGTCCATATGCAGCAAGCACTTTTGTTTTTGTAACTTTTATAAATACTTGTGATTTTTCTGTGTCGGTAAACTGTGTTTCAGGACCATACAACCCTCTGTATTGTCTGTATGAGTTGAGCCATCGCTCTTCTTCATCACGTCTGCTGTCCTCTACATCAGTAAATTTCTGCACAACGTAGTCAGCTAATTGGTCAGAACCTGATTTAGGCTCAAACATAAGTTCTTCTAAGGGTGTTTCTTCTGCCATATTAATATCCAAATGTTGAATCTGCAGGTTGCCACTGTGGTTCTAGCATTTTGGAGGGGTAGTCAAAGATAGACCTACTTACTGGTCTTGACATTATACCATACCTTAACGCATCATACAAGTGGTCTTCTGCTTTTGTATTTACATCCTCTGGATTATTTCTGTCCAAAGGCAGTGTTGGTAGTTGTGCTATGAGGTTTGTGCAGTTATTGAATATCTCTAATCCTGCTCTATCTTTCTCCTCATCTACCTTTAGTCGTCTGTGTACTTCGTTCTTACCTGCTACTCTACTACCTCTACTTCTGTCTGAGGGGCGCCATCTACAACCTTCCACAATCATTTGTTCTGCTAGGCTAGGTCCTGTGTCTCCTCGTTTGTGCCATAGTGATGAGTCTAAGACACCATAGCTAATCGTTTCTTCTTCTTCTAAGTGTAAAATTATATGGGCAAGTTCTTTTGCTGTCTTCTTGCTTACATATAACTCTCTATACACTATTAGTGTTTCATCAACTGGGTCTACAGCAAACCATAGAACACCAGTATGGGAGGAATAACCATAGTCGCATGCTCTAAACTTACGCCAAGAGTTAGGAATCTTGTAGCTTTTAACTGTATGATACTTGCGGTCAAACTCGCTAAACGCTGCACCTTCTGCAATATCCCATGAACCTTCAAGTAATTGTCTCCTTTGTACCTCTGGTAGCGATAATAGCATCGCTTCGTAGTCGCCTGCATTATACAGATATGGATTATCTATTAGCTTTGCAGGGATGAATCGTCTTTGGAAGAGCGGTTCGCCTGCCCTAGAGTGTGCTGCAGGGTATCTAAGCGTTTCACCACTGTTAATATCTGTTGCCCAAAAAGCTGTGTTATGTACAGCAGGGTCAATAAACATTTTCTTAACCCATTGATGCCCCGGTCCACCGGGGTTGGTAGTAGCTCGCATATGAACAGGAAGATTTGGGTCAACCGTCCTAAGACGAGAACGTAGATAATCCCAAGCATAAGGAGTAGAATATTGAGTAAGTTCATCAACCCCGATGTAAGTAAATGCTTGACCTTGATAACGTAATACATCTTTGTCCTGTTCTAGGTAAGTCATCCATATTCTAGCCCCTGATGGGAATGTCCACTGGCTTTTCTTCTCTAGCCATTTGACGCCCGGAAATGCTTTGGGGTATAACTCGTGACTCTTGTGTATAATCTCTCTTAGTTCGTCGTTTGTGCGTCTTAGTATCAGAGCGTTAAAGTTCTGATTATTACAATATCGCAGTGGGTCAACAATTAGACTAAATGTTTTACCACCTCCTGCTGCTCCTCCGTATAACACTTCTCGTTCTGGTGCAGCTAAGAAATCTGTTTGAGGACCAGGATTAGGCTGAAACAATACTTCAGGTGCTTCTTCCGTGTGTTGTCCAGCTCCTGTGCCTATCTCTTCAAAATACGTCTCTTCCTCTGTAGTCTGTAGAGACGCTATCTTCTTTTGTGCATGTCTTAATTTTAACTTTGCTGCTCTCTGACTCTTCTTTGCTTTTAGGAGCTGTCTCTCTTCAGCCGACTGTGGCTTCCGTTTTGATGTTCCCTTCTGCTTCGGTCTTGGCGGCACGGCGTTTTTGTTCAACATGTCTTCGTCTGTCCGTTCTGTCTTGTTTTATTCTTTTCCACAAACCCATACCAGATATCTTTCTACCTGTGTAATCTGTGAGCCATCTAGCTACTTCATTATATGATGACTGCTTCAGATACTCTACACCCTGTGCTAGTGCTTCTAGCTGTTCTTCAATAGGATGTAGAAGTTGCGGGTCTTGTTTATCTCTCTCATAGCCCCAAGGAACTTGAGCTCCGTTTAACTTAGAGTACCGGCTCGTTGGATTCAATTTGTTTGATATCGTCATTCTTCTTCTCTGGTAAAATAAATAGTCCCATCGGTTTATCAGAGGATACGTTTATCTTTTCAACTCGTGATAAGCCAACACGGTCTAATAGTTGTTGAGCAGCAACAAGCTTTTCTCTGTTACCTAACGCTGTAGGGTCATCTAGTATTCCTACCATAGACATAACTGCTTTAGGTGCATTGACTGCTAGCTGTAGTTCTGCACGTTCTATAATTTCTGAACGTAGAGACTGTATTAATGCGTGTGACTTTGTTGATGGGGCATATCCTGCAATACGCATTGCTTTTGCGTAGTTACCTCCTGCCTCGCCAAACAAAGCATTTAAAAATTTTTCTTGCATTTCTGTTAAATGTTTATGCACGTGGATTCTTCTTTCTCGCTGTTTTTGTTCTTGCAAAAGAACGGTTCTTAGATTTAGGTTTTACTGCTAACTTCTTGTTGTTCATCGGATTACCAGTTGTGTGATGTACATCTTTGCCATCACCTTTCTTAACCTTCCCCTTCTTAGCCATAATACGCCTAGCTTTGTTTCTATTGCTACGGCGCTTTATCTGTTCTGCAGAGCCTTGGTAGTTAGCATATTCTTTTTTGTAATTTCTTTTCTTTCTTGCTACTGTGGTTTTACCCCTTCTAGCATCTTTTGCAGTAGACTTACTTCCATCTACTCCTCGCATTCTATCTAATGCGTCTATGATACGCATCTGTTCTTCTTTTGGTAAAGCTCTAAATGCTTTAGTATCAGGACGTATGCTACCTCTATCTAATATTTTTCTACCTATACCTTTTATATTAGGTATTAGTTTAGGTGGGTCAAAAGGTCCTGCCATCCTACGCTCCAAAATCAAACTTTGAGAGTTTCTTTTTTCTTTCTAATAAATGTTTTTTAGTCTTAGGCTGAGGTTGTGTCATAAATGTTTTAAACTTCATAGCCTCAGAACCATGTTTTTTAAGAAGTTTTATATCTCTGTTCAAAGACTTAACAGCCGAATCATATATTTTTTGATTCTCGTCTCTTACTTTGTTACGCTTAACTTTATCTTTAATACCCTTTTCTTCTGCCTCTCGTACATTTTTATGTATCTTAAACATGGCTTTGTTGTAGTTTCTTTTTATCTTACGCTCTAAGTCCATGTTTCCTAAGCTCTTTTCTTAATTTTCTTCTTAACAATAGTTTTGACGTTTGTTGGCTTACCCCCAACTCCTTGAGGTTTAGCTCGTTTTCTTGCCACAGCACTCTTTATCTGAGACTTTGTCATTGAAGCTGCTTTACTTCTGGGAACGCATTTAGGATATGCCCTCTTGGATTTTTTAGCAGACTTTCGACCACAGGGTTGATACTTGCCTTTCTTTTTAGGCGCACCAATATCAACCCAGTCACCTTTTGGTCCTTTACCAAACCAAGCCGTTAATCCACCAGTGGGCTTTGCCATTATGAGTACCTTCCGCCTCTCTTCTTGTAGGTTCTAACTAACCACGCATTTGCGTAAGCTGAAGGATATACCTTGAACTTACGCTTTGCTTCAGCTTTTACTCTTGCATACAAAGCAGGGTTTGATGGTTTTGCTCCTGATTTTTTTGCTGTAGTTTTCTTCTTAGCCACTGTTTTTCCCCTTCTTGCCTCTACTCCTAGTAAATGTGTTTTTATCTTTTCCTTAAGGTCTTTAGGAAGACTTCGGAAGTATTTCATAGCTTTTTCATTTTTAAGCCTTCTTTCTACTTCCTTGTCAACCTCTCGTATTTTCTTCATATCAGTTTCTAGTGTTACATCACCATAAGCTGTTATGTTTCCATACTTCTTTTTCTTTTTCGGTATAATATACTTAGGAACTATAGACTTTTTATTATGTCCGGGCATGACTACTTCTTTTTCTTTTTAACTAGGATGTAATCCATTTCTCCAGCTATTTTTCTTAGTTTAGCAAGAGTCATCTTACCGCCCTTTGCAGCCATTTTGGTCTTACCCATTCTAGCTTTTGTGCCACCTCTAGCGTAGCCTTTGCTCATTTTGGTTTTACCACCACGAGCCATACCTTTAGATTTTTTGCCGTGCATTGCCATGTTTATTTCTCCTCAGCATATAAATTGTTAAATACTCGCTCTGGGTCTCCTACATAATTAGGGTCTTGCTTCGAGTGGTGCGTCCACTGACTAGGAGTAAACTCTGGAGCTCCTTCGCCAGTTACAAACCATGCAGGGTTAGTCACCCTTACACGATTGTTTGGTAGTGCAACAATGTTGCCTGTCCATTTGCCTGCATCCATTAGTTCCAACACGTGACTTTGTTTGTGTTGTGCAGGGTCGTCTGCTACTTCAGTGTCCGTGTAGTCTATAGTGAAGTAATACTTTGCAGGAT